CCTTCTTTCGCGACAAGACAAAATGAGCAGTTTAGCCGCAAGCAGAAATTTGTTGATTCGGAGGTTTTGCGAAGATGCAGCCCGCGCGTACCGTTTGATACTGGAATGCTTGAAAAGTCCGGCAAGCTCGGAACCGTTATAGGCAGCGGCGAAGTCGATTATGCCGCGCCATATGCAGCCGCACAATATTACAATACCTCTGAAAGCCGGAGTTATGACCCGAACAGGGGTGGCCAGTGGTTCGAGCGGATGAAAGCCTCTGAAAAAGAGGAAATTTTAGACGGCGCGGAGAAAGTAGAGTGATGACATGGGCGAATCTATTATTGCAGGAATAACTAATTTCTTTATGGCCTGCCCTCTCTTGCAGGACGGTGTTTTCCGAGTTAACGCTTTAGGCGACCAGGCTATTGAGTACAATATCGAGACCGGCGTATTTAACCCGATTTTGAAAAGGTATGTAAACGGCGATACTCTGCGCCAATATCAATTTAATTTTGTCAGCCGCGAGTATTACGATATGGACCGCATTCAGAATATACAGAACAGCGAGTTTTATGAGCAGTTCGCCGAATGGGTTGAGGAACAGGAAAGCCTAGGAAATTTCCCGGCGCTTCCCGAAGGGTGCGAGCCTGACAGCCTGTCCGTTTTATCATCCGGCTATATCATGGATATATCCATGCGTAATGCCAGATACCAGATACAATTACAGTTAATCTATTACAAGGAGGCTAAAAAGTATGAATAAAAGCAGAACAGTCATTCGGCGTCATCAGTACGCAGACTATTTGAACGTGGGTACGGCCGAAGCTGCCAAATGGGTACTTATGGGAACCGGCTTTACTACCCTGGATGAAGAGCCCGGCGCGCAGACAGAAAGCGTAAAATACGTGAACGAGGTCAGCTCGTCTTCTTCCATTGTGAGCTACGAGACTACGTTTCCGTTTGAGGCAGAACAGATCGCAACAGAGGAAGCTATCACCGCAATCTATGAAGTCGGCCGCAACCATTATGTGGGTGCAGATGCCGAGTTTGAGTATTGCCGCGTGGAGCTCTGGAATCCGGCAGGAGCCGCCGAGGACGCGGGGCATTCTTTTGAGGCCCGTAAATTTGTGGTAGCCGTAGAAGTTTCCGACTTCACCGGTGAAAACAAAATGACCATTTCCGGCAACCTGAACGCTGTGGGTGACCCCATCCTCGGTACGTTCGATACTACCGCTCTTGCATTTGCACCTGCGGCCTAAATCAGAAAAGGAGAAATCAGCATATGAGCAAAATAGTGATTAACAACGTTACATTGGAGCTTGACCTGTTGGACGCTGACGCAATGGAAACCTACCAGAAATCTTTGAGCGACACTATGACCGCACTGCAGGAAGCACAGAGCAATATTCAGGGTGAGAATCAGAATTTGCAGGTGGCTTCCGTAATGCGGTTACAGTGCCAGCTTACCGAGAAATTTGTTGATCAGATTTTCGGCGAAGGCACGGCTAAAAGGTGTTTTCCGAAGCCGAATCACTTAGGAGATCATTTGGAAGCCTTTACAAAGATATGCGACCAGGCAAACCAGGCAGTGCAGCAGGCCAAGTCTATCACAAATAAGTATTCCGGCGAGCGCCTGAACCGCGAACAGAGACGTAACCAGAACAAGAATAAAAACAGAAACAATCACGCCGCTGTTTATCCTGTCTGATGAATATGCTGATTGACCTGCTGCCGGAGTATGTAGAGTTAGGAGGCGCTGAATATCCGATCAATACGGATTTTCGCGTCTCCATTCTTTTTGAACTCATGATGGAAGATGCGTCAGTCCCAGAAGAACAAAAAGCCATAAAAGCAGTAAAGCTCTTTTATCCCGAGCTTCCGCCCGTGGAATTACTTCACGAAGCCGTAAAAGCACTTTTATGGTTTTATCAAGCCGGCAAAGAACAAAAAACGCCAAAGCGTAGAGCTAATGTCGAAGGTGAGGAAACTGATGAAACCACGGAAGACGACCACGTAGAGCGGATTTACTCTTTTGAGTATGACGACGATTACATTTATTCGGCGTTTCTCTCGCAATATCGGATTGACTTGCAGGATATCGAATATCTCCACTGGTGGAAATTCAGGGCTATGTTCAGGGCTCTTGACGAAGATTGCCAGTTTTGTAAGATCATGAGCTACCGGAGCATTAAAATCAACAATGACATGACAAAGAGCCAGAAAGCATTTTACCGCCGTATGAAATCCGTTCATGCGCTTCCAATACCACAAGAAGAACAAGAACGTATGGACGCTATTACGCAGGCCCTCTTAAACGGCGGCGACCTTACGGGCCTGATATGACAGGAGGCGGCACTTGCAAAAGGAGAAGAAAAAGAAAGTGCAATGCCCCGAATGTGATTATAAAATGCCGATTTTTTACAACGAAAAGGCAAATTGCGAAGGCGTGTTTACCGCCTGTAAAGGGAGAAATTGCACAGCCATATTTGAAATAAAAATAATCAACGGGAAACAGATTAAGTAGTGCCATTATGAGCCGATAATCGCAGCCCTTTTATGAAAAGAGGTGAGGATTTTGGCTTATGATGGCACTCTGAAATTTGATACCAGTATCGACACAAAAAGTTTTCAATCAGGGCTTAACAGCATGTCAAAGATTGCTGGTAACGCCATGAAAGCTACTACTGCCGTTATAGCCACAGCGTCTACCGCGATAATCGGAGTAGGTACGGCCGCGGTTAAAGTCGGCATGGAATTTGAAGCTGCTATGTCCGAAGTTCAGGCGTTATCCGGTGCAACCGGCGACGAGTTTAATATGCTTGAACAAGCGGCAATCGACGCCGGAGCCTCAACAGTATTCAGTGCTTCGGAGGCAGCGGCAGCCCTGAAATATATGTCCCTCGCGGGCTGGGACGCTGAAAAGTCTGCTAAAGAATTAGGCGGCGTTTTGAATCTCGCCGCTGCGTCCGGTATGGACTTGGCGAAAGCTTCGGATATGGTCACAGACTACCTTTCGGCTTTCAGTAACTCGGCTATAAGCGCTGCTGATTTTGCTGACTTACTGGCTTATGCTCAGGCAAATAGCAACACCAGTGCCGAGCAGTTAGGCGAAGCCTATAAAAACTGTGCGGCGAATCTTAACGCAGCCGGCCAGGACGTACAAACCGTTACTTCTCTTTTGGAAGCAATGGCGAACCAAGGCGAGAAGGGCTCTACGGCCGGCACTAAACTCCGAGCAGTTATGCGAGACCTGACCGCCCAAATGGATAACGGCGCAGTTTCGATTAATGGAACCACTGTTGCGGTCCAGGACGCGGAAGGAAATTTCCGCGATCTAACAGACATTCTTACCGATGTAGAAGCTGCAACAGACGGCATGGGTGACGCCCAAAAAGCCGCGGCTCTGCAAAGTGTATTTACTGATGAAGCAATATCCGGCTTAAATTTAATATTCAATGAGGGTATGGAAACCGTAGCCGGGTATGAAGAAGAATTACGAAATTGTAGCGGTACTGCCGAGGAAATGGCTGCCGTTATGAATGACAACCTGAAAGGCCAGATTACTCTTTTAGGTTCCGCCATGGAGTCCCTCGGAATCTCCATTTATAAGGGTCTCGACACACCTTTAAAGGAAGTCGTAAAACAGGCAAACGAATATGTCGCCCAGCTTCAGGAAGCCTTTAACGAAGGCGGGTTTTCCGGCATGGTTACGGCGGTTGGTACGGTTCTTGCTGACGTAGTTCAGAAGGTTGCTGAATTTGCACCGCAAATTATCGAAGCCGCGCTTAGCCTTATTTCCGCTTTTTGTGACAGCATAAAAAGCGCGCCCGGTTTAGCAGACTCTGTTGCAAGCCTTATTACAACTTTCGTTACGGCCCTTTTTGAATGTGCAGACGAAATATGGACCACCGCTATTGTCCTGGTTGGTAAATTAGCAAGCGGTATAGCCGCAGGGGCGCCACAAATTATTGAAGCGGCGTCAACCTGTATTCTGGATATTGTAGAGTGTATTGTTGATTGGCTGCCAGATATTATTGATGCTGGCGTTCAAATCGTGCAGGCACTGGTTGACGGTATTTCCGGTATGCTGCCTACACTCATGCAGCAGGCAGTCAGCATTATTACCACGATTGCCACAATGCTTGTGGAAAATTTGCCGACGATTATTGATTGCGCGATTCAAATTGTTTCTGCACTGATTGACGGCCTTGTCGGAGCTTTGCCTGATCTACTTGCAGGCGCTGTACAGCTATTCCAGGCAATCGTTGACGCAATACCAATCATCATTGAAAAGCTCTTACAGGCTTTACCGAATATCATTACTTCGGTAGTGGATTTTCTCGTAGCTTCGCTGCCGCAAATTATTGACGCCGCAGTGCAAATGCTGAATGGCTTGATCGAAGCCATACCGACTATCGTACAAGCGATAACGAATAATTTGCCGCAAATCATTACGGCGATTGTGAACGGTCTGACGACCGCATTACCGCAGATTTTACAAGCGGCTATCACGCTCTTAATGGCGATTATTCAGGCAATCCCTGATATTGTTGTCGCCATAGCTGAAAATCTGCCGCAAATAATCACGGCAATCGCTACCGGACTTGGCGAAGCTATACCACAGATTTTTACAGCCGCAAAAGATTTACTCTGGCAAATTATAACCGCAATTCCTGAAATTGTCGCGGGCCTTGCTACTGCGGTACCTGATATTATTGCCGGTATCGTAAATGGCCTTGTCGGAGGTATTGGCGCGGTATTTGACGCCGCTTGCGAACTCGGCAGCGGAATACTTGACGGAATTAAGAGTTTCTTTGGTATTCATAGCCCTTCTACTGTCATGCAGGAACAGGGCGACTATTTGGTGCAAGGCATGATTAACGGCCTTGCGGCTCTGCCTGGTCAGGCAATGCAATGCCTGTCCGATACGCTGAACCAGATTATTACCTGGGGCGCTAATATGATGCAGAGCATGACCGAGATTGCGACAAACGCCGTAAATAGCGTTGTACAGGGCTTTTCACAGCTTCCTGGTAAAGTCTGGACGCACCTCGTAAATGTTGTAACTAAAGTTACTCAGTGGGGAGCAAATATGCTTTCCACAGCAAGTACAGCGGCTAGCAATACGATCAATAAAGTTACCGAGTGGTTTTCACAATTACCTGGTAAAGTTTGGACGCACCTTGTAACAGTCGTAACTAAGGTAGTTCAATGGGGTGCAAATATGCTCTCAGCCGCTTCAACTGCGGCGCAAAATACCATAAACAAAGTTACGCAATGGTTCTCACAGCTTCCGGGTAAAATCTGGGCTCACCTTGTAACAGTAGTTACTAAAGTAACGCAATGGGGCGCTAATATGCTCTCTGCTGCTTCTACGGCAGCCCAGAACACAATCAACAAAGTTACAGAGTGGTTCTCACAGCTTCCGGGCAAGGTATGGACGCATTTGGTAACGGTAGTCAGCAAAGTAACGCAATGGGGCGCTAACCTGCTTTCGGCGGCGAGTACCGCAGCGCAAAACGCGATTAACAAAGTTACGGAATGGTTTTCACAGCTTCCTGGTAAAGTCTGGACGCACCTTGTTAATACCATTACCAAGGTAACGCAGTTTGCAGCCGATTTGGCGTCAAAGGCATCTTCGGCAGCGCAAGGATTTGTAAGTAATATTGTAAACGGTTTAAGCGGCTTGCCAAGCCAGATGGCTACTATCGGCAGTAACATTGTGACTGGTATTTGGAACGGCATTTCTTCCGGTTGGAGCTGGCTGACGGATAAAGTTAAGAACTTGGCGAACAGTCTGTTTGAGGCTGCTAAGAGCGCTTTGGATATTAACTCGCCATCTAAAGTATTTGCTGATGAAGTTGGCCGTTGGATTCCACCTGGAATCGGCGAAGGCTTTGACGAATCCTACCCAGGGCTTGAAAAACAGGTAAAAGGTGAGCTTAAAGGGCTTACCAGAAAAATGCAGGAAACCGTAAATCTTGAAACCGGTAAAATTACGGTAGAAGCCAAAGCCAAAGCGGCGCATACGGCTGACATAGAATCACCGAAGCCCGCCACCACATATGTGGAAGAAAAATTTGAGCAGACAAACAACTATCATGTGCCGGTAGCAACGCCGAGCGAAGTCAGCAAAGCGAATCGAGAAGCGGCAAGAAAAATATTAAAGGATGTGAAGTAAATGGCGGACTTTATACAAATAACTCTTGAATGCAATGGCAACAAATTACAGTTCGGCATGAATGAGTCCAGGCAAAAGCTGGAATTTGGTATAACCGCCCTTTCTGGACTGGAAGCCTCCGAGCTCGAAATCAGCACTACCGATAATGCTCTTGTGGATGGGTCAACACTGGACGGGAAACGGATTAAAAGCCGTCCCGTCCATATCGAGGCAACCCTAAGAGACGACACAAACAACCGGGAAAATCGGCAAAGAATTATAAAATTTTTCAATCCAAAATATACCGGCAAATTAACAGCAAACCATAGCGGCACAGAGAGAAATATTGAGTATGAGCTTGAAGGCTGGACATTCGTAACCAAAGCAAATATCTATAACCGGCTTGCTATCGCAGTTGACTTAATATGCCCGGACCCATTCCTTAAAAACATGGATAACTTTGGTCGGAATATGGCAGATTTTACGCCGCTGTTTGCTTTCCCCTGGTGTGTCCTGAAAAAGAAAGTTTATAATACACCAGACCCCTATAAAGGGTTGACTCTTGCGGGTCATACTTCCGGCTATCGAACGCTGAATAAAAATGTGCTTTTGATGAATGACGGTGACGTTCCATGCGGCTTGCAAATTAAGTTTATAGCCGCCAGAGGCCCGGTATTAAATCCAAAGATTTTACACCAGGGAACTGGGCAATTTATCCGTGTTAAAGTATCACTTCAAAAAGGCGACACTCTTTTGATTGATACCAGCGACCGAAACCAGATTATCGAGTTAAACGGCGTAAACTCGTACCAAAAAATCGACAGACTTTCAGAACCTTTTAAGCTAGAAGTCGGTGAGAACTATCTGGAATACGATGCGGATGAAAATTATACAAACCTTGACGTAATGCTCTATTATACGCCGCTGTATTTGGGGGTGTGACATGAGACTGATTGTGCTTGATGAAGATTTTGAGACTCTCGGCGCGATACCGCTTTTCCGAACTCTTATTTGGATAAGGCGCTATCAAAAGCTGGGAGCTTTTGAATTGTATACGACAAAAGAATATTTTCCGCTATTAAGTAAAGGCCGCTACCTGTATCGCAATGACGCCGAAGAGCTCGGCGTTATTGACGAAGTAAATTACGCCCAGGACGACTCCGGCTCGCGTGAAATATTTGCGAAAGGAAATTTTGCCGAATGCCTTTTACAGAATCGCGTTATCAGCGAAAGCACGGCGCTCTCCGGCTCTTTGGAATCGGCAATGCGAAACCTTGTAACAAAATTTGCCATATCACCGAAAGACCCCGGGCGAGTTATCAAGCATTTAAGGCTAGGCGCCGTTAACGGCTTAAAGCCGACGGTCAATATGCAGACGCTCGGAGACGATTTAAGTGCAAAGCTATACGCTCTCGGCAACGCAGAAAATATCAGCCACCGGGTACGGTATGACTACCAGACAAACGATCTGGCATTTGAGGTATGGGAAGGAAAAGACCGGCGAGACAGCCAGACAGAAAATAGCTGGGCGATTTTCTCAAATTCCTTTTATAACATTCGGGACGCTATTTATAACCGCGATTCCAGCAGCTATAAAAATTTCGCCTATGTTGCCGGAGAAGGTGAAGGCAGCGCCAGAGTTATTGTCGAGGTTGATTTGCGATCTGATAAAACAGAAGAACGCCGGGAAATATTTGTAGACGCTAGAGACCTTCAATCAGACGACGGAAACGGTAACAAATTATCGGCTGCACAATACAAAGCGCTTCTTGTACAAAGGGGTAAAGAAAAACTGATTGAATATCAAAAAGTAGAAACCGTTACAAGTTCCGTAGATTCTCATGCCAATCTTGAATACAAAAAAGATTATGACCTTGGTGATTACTGCACGTATATCAATACGGAAATCGGCATAGAGACAGCGCAGCGTATTACGGAAATTATGGAAACTTACGAAGGCGGCTCTATAGAGTTAATCGTAACATTCGGCAATGAAGGCATAACTACCGTCAAACAGTTAATAAAAAGGGAGGCAGCATAATGGCATTAGAATATGGCTATTTCGATAGCGAGATTACAGGATATGACGAAGAAGGCATGCCGATATTTGACCGGGCGAAAACGTCTGATTTTATGGCCGACTTCTTTTCAAAACTCATTACAAGCGGCGTATTGGCAGACCCAGCCGATTGCTTTCAGGTAATGGCGCATACGGGTATGACAGTACAGATCAAGCCTGGCTATGGTTTTATCAAAGGCCGGTTCGCTTATGACAAAGACCCTTCTTACCTGACGCTTGAAGACGCACCAACAGTCAGCGCTTACAAAAGAATAGACATGGTTATTCTTCGGAATAATTACGCCGAACGAAAAAGCGAACTTCTGATAAAAACCGGAACTCCGGCGGCAAATCCAAAAGAGCCGGAAATTTTACAGCCTGACTCCGGCGACTATTACGAGCTTTGCCTTGCGACAATTTATATCAACTCGAATCAGTCCGTTATATCGCAGGCAAATATTACAGACACAAGATTTAATGACGCTTATTGCGGTCCAGTCACACAGCTTATTGACCACCTCGATACAAGTGTCTTTTTTGCGCAGTTAACTCAATTCTATAAAGAGTTTGTGCTTCGGTGTGAGGGTTCATACAGTGCCGCTGTAGAAGACCTGGAAGCCTATATTGCTGCTTTGCGACAAGCAGGCGATACGTACCTTGCAGCTCTGCAAAATTCAGGAAACGCACAGCTCACAGAAATTGTGACGAACTTACAAAAATTTGAGACTGGCGCCGAGGCTGCTTTTCTCGAATGGTTCCAGCATATTAAAGACCAGCTTGGCGAAGACGCCGCTGGTAGTTTACAAAATCAGATTGACGCACTTACGCAATATTTTACCGCATATGCAGAGTGTGAAACGGGTATTGAGCTTTCAGAAAAAATCGTTACTTGCGGTAATTTCCTCTTGATGAAAGGCGCAACCGTCAGAGTTAAGTTTACCGCACTGAATGACACCGCATTTTCTCTTACCGACTCGGAAGGGAATTTGTTAGTAGACTCGGAAGGAAATGAGCTGATCGCTGTTGGCGGCGCCATATTTACCCTTGTTGATTCTGACGGAGATACTCTTATTACTTCAACGGGTGATGAACTTTGGGCTACTGGCTATGAGGAAACCATCAAAGAGCAGCCGACATTAAATGTCAATGGCTCTGGGGCCTATCCGATTTATTATCGAAACGCACCTGCACCGGCCGGGTACTTCTGCCTTGACCGAACCTATGATTTTGTATTTAATGGTGAGCAATATGAAATTATCGGAGACCTGGGACTCACCAACGGCTACAAGAAAAAATTTGAAATCCTGCTGCCGTCAGAGGGAACCTACCAGATCATGCTTGACCATAGCCAAAAAGAATCTTGTTGTGGGTTGTACATTTACCACACGCAGACAAGCCGTTTTATTCCTGTAAAAGCCGCTACAAGCGTTACTCTTACGGCAAACGGCCGAAACGTTAAATTTGAATGTAAGCACGCTCCCGTGCTTCATTATACACAACTTTCATAAGGAGGATTTACAACATGCAGGGAAAGAAATCATTCTTCGACCTGAGCCCCTTACAGGGGCTTACGAGAGACACAGACGTCCTCGCTATCGAAACAGCAGATGGCACAAGAAAAGTGCTTGCTTCTGACCTGTTTTCTATGCTCGGCGGCGACAATCTGTATCTCCCCCGCTCTCTGGCAAATTATGAGGGCAAGAACCTTGGGGAAATCTATACGCCCCAGGAGTTTAAGAGCAAAGTGGAAAGCGGCGACTTCTCCGGCCTGGATTTAGGCGACTACTTCGACATTACGCTCACCACAAATGAGAAAATGCGATACGCCATTTCAGGTTTTAATACCTATCTCAATTTTGGAGATACTGCCGTCCTTACCGCTCCGCATGTAATTATGACGCCGGTTGACTGTATGGCAACTATAAAACAAATGAAAGCGACCAATGACAATACGGGCGGCTACGCAGGTTCCCTTATGCCGGCTTACCTTGAAACAGTGCTTGCCACTTTCCCCGCCGAGTGGAAAAATATCATGCGTTCTATTCGTCGGCTGGAAAATAACAAAGGTACGTGGGCTTGGGCTTCCAGAACTTTGTTCCTGCTATCAGAAACGGAAGTACACGGCTCGCCGGTATGGTCTGACAGTTATGACGGAGGAACAAGACCGCTTCCGCTCTATCAGTTCTCAGCAAGATACAGAATTAAAGGCCTGGGCTTTGGTTCGAGCGCGAAGGGTTCAAGGGCCTCCTGGTGGCTGGCGTCTCCCAGCGCGGCGGATACCACCAACTTTTGTCACGTCGACAACCGCGGCCACTCCTCCAGCTTCGGTGCCAGCAATTCTCTTGGCGTAGCCCCCGGCTTCTGTGTTTGATAAATTTAGCACTTTTATTAGGAGATTATTATGAGCGTACTTGTCATTAACCGGGACCTGTCAGAGCTTGAATATTATCATCAGGCTAACGACCTTTACAAAGATATGACTCAGCTTTTACTGCGGAATTTTGGCATTAAAACGAAAAAGAAAGGGCTGGTCATTTCCAATACAGAAAAAGCTGCGGTTATCGCGGCTTTTCCTTATATGGAAGAAGCATTTTTAAGAATGGACCAGCTCGAAGCTGCCACAACCTTACGGGAATACTCCGGCTGGCTGATTAACCATTATCGGCAGCATATACTTACCAGACTTGAAAGCCTGCTGGATAACATTTCAGACGCATATCGCTCTAAGGGAGAAAGAAGAAAAGCCTTTAGACGAAAAGCGTTAAATGATTGTGAAAAGCTCATACAGCTTTTACAGCGAGTTATGACGGTACTTCCGGTTGATGTCAATAAGCTCATTCCTTATATAGACCGGATTGACCGGATAATTGAGCTTTTGAAAACACAGTTATAAATTTTTTAGGGCAATCTCTGTAACTAAGGGCCAACTGGTGGCTGGCGTCTCCCAACGCGGCGAATACCACCAACTTTTGTAACGTCAACAACAACGGCAACTCCAACAACAACGGTGCCAGCAATTCTAATGGCGTAGCCCCCGGATTCTGTGTAAGTGTAAGGCATAAATTAAGCCGACACACTGTCCTTACAGAAGGAGAGGTTGTCCTTCCCTTATCGGGTAAATGAGAATCTTGACGCCGGCGCACTCGTGCGGTCCGGCTATCAGCAGGAGGATTTTAATGATAACTATTGATGATGTAGCAGACGCAAACGCCCTTCATAGAGCAGTTCGCAAATCTATGAAGGGCGTCACATGGAAAGCGAGTGTACAGCGGTATGAAATAAATATGCTTAGAAACATTAGAGACTCAAAGAAAACAATCGAATCAGGAGAAAGCCCGGTGCTTGGATTTCACGAATTTACGCTAAGTGAGAGAGGTAAAACCCAGCATGTAAAAAGTGTACATATCAAGGAGCGTGTCGTACAAAGAGCCCTCTGTGATGAGGCCCTGGTTCCGGCTTTGCAAAAAGGTCTGGAATATGATAACAGCGCCGGGCAAAAGGGTAAAGGTATTCATTTCACACTTAGACGGCTGGACGCGCATTTGCACCAATACTATCGCCGTATAGGAAGTAATGAAGGCTATATTCTCCTGATCGATTTCAAAGGATATTATGACCATATCCGGCATGATAAAGTTTATGAGAGGCTTGACAAGAAAGTTGAAGATGAAGGCGTAAAGCATTTATCGAAACAGCTTGTTGAGCCTTTCGATTCCGGCGAAGGAAAATCACTTGGAATCGGCAGCCAAATTTCACAGATTCTTGCGATTGATTATCCGGCTGAAATTGACCATCTTATAAAACATGATTTACACATCAAGGAGTACGCCAGATATATGGACGATTTATATTTGATTCATGAGGATAAAGAGTATTTAAAATACTGCCTTGCACAAATCAAAGAGAAATGCGACGAGTACGGTATCATTATCAATCTGCGCAAAACCCAGATTGTAAAGTTGAGCCGTACTTTTTCATTTCTGAAAGTCAGATGGACCTTAACGGTTACCGGCAAAGTTATCAAACGCTTAAATCCCGATACGATTACAAGAGAACGCCGGAAGCTGAAAAAGTTCAAGGAGCTCTTGGACGAAGGGAAAATCACTATGGCCGTGATTGAAGACCAATATCAATCCTGGAAAGGTGATAAAGGCAAAGGAAAACCCGGCAAAAGAATTTCCTTCAACAGCTATCACACATTACAACGTATGGACCAGCTCTATAATGAGTTGTTCATAAATAAAACCAATCAAGGAGGAACTATCAATGAATGACAAACCCAAATACTTAATCGAGAGCGAGATCGC